AAGGCCAAACCGAAAGCGAAGGCGAAATCGCAGTCAAGGTGTAATTCGCGGCAATCGGCAGCTTATCGAAGTCATCGAAAATAATATGGTATTTGGTGGGGTCGAGCATCCCGAATTCATAAAGGGGGTTGCCCGAAACGACGTTGGATACGCCATTGGGAAAATGTGTAGGCATTGAACAGTTCTCCTATTGGCTAAACCAGAACCAGCAGGAGGCTGGCTCCATTCAAATGCCCAGGAAGTTTACTGATAAATATTTGTGATGGCTACCCTAAATATTCGTTGGACAATGTTTGTTCGTCGTGTGTACGGGAAAAATGCGAATAAAAAAATGGGGTGGCCTTACCGAAGTATGACCACCCCAATGGGGATAAACCCCAAGGGAGGATTTCTTACGACGATCCAGGCGATCCGAAGAGGCCAAGATAGTCGGAGACGCCGAACGAATACCGTTCGCGGGCTTTGTACCTCACATTTCCGCTATCGAAATCTCCATCCATCGACGTGGAGAGTGCGATACGGTTGAAATACTTCAGGCCGTTTGGAACGTCCGTTTTAAGAAAGAAAGCATTTACATCGGTTAAGTAGTGGTTGACGGCATACCCATCCCGGATGGTGCTGTTGTGAACGATGGCGTTCACGTCGTTGTCAGCAACGCCGGTACGGTATTGTGACTCCAGGATGCGCGTGGCAACAAACTGCAAGTTGGTCGGGATGATCAACTTGACGGGCTGGGCCGCAACCAACAGACCACGTTCGTCGGTCCAGTTGGAAATCTGAATGGTGGCGTCCTCAAGGGACGTTTCGTTCAGATCGGTGGCAGTCGCCGGGCGGTTGGAGAGGTCCGCGCCCTGCACGATGCTGTGCGAGGTCGAGAACAACTGGTCGCCATCACCAGAGAGGTAGCCGGTGGTCGCGGTGAAACCGTCGTTAAACGGAACCATCGCCTTGACTTCCTTGGTGTAAGACATGGCGCGAGCCAACGCCTTGGTATATCGCGAAGACAGGCTGTCATACAGGTTGTCTTCCATCGCTTCTTCGGTGATGGAAAAGCCCATCGCAATCGTTTGGTGGTCGTACCGTTGGGTGAAACTCTCCTGCGCGGTGTCGTAGGCAATCGGCGAACCTTCGTTCTTCACCGGAGCCGCCCCGAACCCGGACAGTTTCGTTTCTTCTTCAAACGAACGCTCGGAACTTTCGCTGTCGTAGACTTCCAAGTGTTCATCGTCGTATTTATCGTACTCAAGACCAAACAGGGCGTTCAAACCCGGCAGGAGTTCCTTGAGTAATTGCGCTCTTGAAATTGCAGCCATTGCTCAATCCTCCTTATGTGCCGAGAGCAAGATCATACTGATGGATATCGGCGTTCCAAACGACAAGCATATCGGTGAAAGCGTCTCCAACAGCAGACAATGGACCATCCACGAACGCAATTGTGCGCCACGGGAAGGTATTGGTGGTGGCAATACCAGATTGGTCGAGAGCCAAGATTGACTTGCCAATGTTGGTGTTGCCAGCGGCGTAAGTGATGATCTCACTATTCAGACCAAGAGTGGTCTGGGCGTGAGTGCCATCAGACTGTGCCTGAAAAACCTGTCGCGGATCGTCAGCGACATGGGCCAAAATGTCCGTCGCCGACGTGGAAGCGGTCCACATCTGAGAGAACACTTTGTAGTTCAGGGTCGGGTCAGTAAAGTTACAACCTTGAAAAATCCCAATGGGACGTGTCGAGGTTGCGGCAGTGTCGAGTTCAATTGTACCGGCGGCGACGAGTTCAGCGACATCCCCAAAAAACATGGAGGTGCCATATGAATTCGTCATCTTGAGTTGCCTGAAGGACCCACCTTCATGGCCACTTATACGATTTACCGGAACGAACCCGTAAGGGGCAGCAGTTGCAGCCATCTTACTATTCCTTTCGCAAATTAAGAGGTCATTTACGACCCCGACCAACGCCGAACGTAGTCTCCGAACTATGCTCCGTTTCAAGAAGGGGCATCTTTGGATCGTTCTCGCGCATATAATTTTGATCCACGCTTACCTGTTGATCCCTGGACTTGCCGCTATAGTATCTGTCGCGCTGTTGCATCAATTCTTCGGAGCATTTACACAACATTAGGCCACCGATAACGATATTACTTTCAAACTCCGTTTCGGTGTCGGACATGATCATCAATTCTGGATGATCTTCCGCAAGGCAAGGTTCCCAACCCTCACGATACCTCATAGATACGTTCCGATTATCAGTCTCTCCAAGCATGGAAGTCCTGATCCAGCGGAACACATAGCCATCTTGAGGCGTGGGGTCTGGAAGATTCGACGGGGGACGATAGTGTGTCTCCCGATCTTCGGTTTCGCGTGTCTCGATATCTCGCTCTTTTGAAGCGGTGCGCTTTGCTTTAGCCATTCAATTGTTCCTTTGCGACTTGAGCGGCATACTGCTTGTTGGTCAACCCAAGACGCTTTGCGAGAGAGACTTGGGTGGCGGTTAGTTGCACTTTGCGCGGGGGTTTACCGCCCCGTGACGGCCCACCCACAGGGGGTGGTTTGTTCCCGGTGGTCGCAACGGGAGAGGAATCCGCTCCGTTACCGCCTTTTTGCCCATCCGAGAACTTGTCGGGGAATATCGTTCGCATTCCCTCGTCAATCTTAATGTAATATTCTTCATGAATTTGCGGATTTAGACCGCTAGTCACCAGTTTCTGGTGAAGACCAACCGCATACCCGGTCATATCTTCATTGCCAGCCTTGTGGAACCAGTTATTTTCCCTCAACCATTTCATCGCCCTGACATCAGGGGTGCCGCTCTGCTGTTGGGCGGCGGCTTGCTGTTGAGGAACGGCCTCTTGAGGTGTCTGCTGGCGCGTCCTCTGGAAACTTTCGGCCTCTGAAAGCGCCCTGACGCGTTCTGCGTGAAGCCGGGAAAGGTTCTCCTGCGCCTCCAAGAGGGCGTCCGTCTCGCCACCCTCATAGGCTTCCTTGAATCCCTTACGGGCCGCTTCAAGTTCAGCATCGCTCCGCGCCCCGTACTGTTCAAGCAATACTTGATTGGAGTTATCCAAACCATCCTTGAGGTTGGTATTGTCTGCGGATACGCGCTCGGCGTACTTGACGGCCTCTTCGGATTGCCGAACGGCGCTCTCTTTGGCACGGCGCTCTTCATGGAACTCGTATTTTAGAGCCTTGATGCGACTTTGAGCGGCGGTTGAATAATTCTTGATTTCCTCCTCGAACTCCTCGCTGTCCGGGTCTAGCCGGTCAGCGGCGGGACGCGCCATCTGGCGATCCTCTTCGGGGGTGTCATCAAGAACCTCTATTTCCAGTTCATCATCATCATCATCGCTGTCAGGCTCTGGCATGGCTTGCGGTTCTTCAAATTTTTGTTCTTCGGCTTTAGCCATCACACTCTTGAATAACCTCGCGGGTCCTCAACGACAGCCTGAACCGTATCATCGTTGATGATGCGGAACTCTTTGCCGTAAATGTTGAAACGAACCCCCTTATACGCCCCGGTCAAAACAAAATCCCCTTCTTTACACCACGGCTCCGCATCTTCGCCGAACCTGTCGGCGTCCTTATAACATGAATCACCCATTTTCAGAACCAACCCGATAACCGTCGAGGTTTGTTCGATGTGCTTGGTAATATCCGCTTTAATAATACCACCGACAGTCGTTTCCTCAACCTCCGGGATAGCAATAAGAATACGCCACCCCTTCGGTTCTGGAAACTGGGTAGCTTTCTCTTCCGTTTTATCGAAACCGACTAACTCAGGCTTCCCAATTTCTTCAATTTTGACTGTTGACTGACTCATTTATCCATTTCTTCAGATTTTTCAACCTCTTCTGCCGCATCCAAAAGCACCCGTTCGGCCTTGGCCAAACCTTCGATAATCCCAGACTGCCTGGCATATTCCATTCCGACTTCTGCCACGCCGCCAGCACTCAAAATACCGCCTGTCCCTATATGGTCGGCCACATCGTTCATCTCCCTGCGGATGCGTTCTTGAATGGTAGCTAAAATATTACTGGCCAATGTTCAACCTTTCAACTGTTTTCTACTCTTTGTTCTCATTTTGTGTGTTGTCGGTTCTTGCACGAAGCACATCCATGAACTTCTGGGCGGTTTGGGTAACGGCCTGAATACGGGCTGTAGTCTGTTGTTCTTCCGCCGCCGTCCCAGCCTGATCAACCCGTTCTTGGCTCTGCCGCTCCTGACTATCGATACGCTCCCGCTCAATTTCATCGTCTTCGATGCCCAACAGAAGGTCGAGGGCAAGCCGTGCCGCCGCCTGCCGCTCCTGCGAACCGGCGCGTTCTTCCTCGTTGACCAGCCGCTGGACATCCAATAGAAGCTGGGCCTTGTCTTGATTCGCCTCGCGCTCCTTGTCCACACCGAACTGCTTATCCTTGCTCTCCAACTGCTTCATGCCCAAGAAGGCGCGGAGTTTATCCGCGATACCCTTACGTTCGACCTCCTTGGCCTTGGTCTGGGCATCCATCTTCTGGATTTGCAGGACCGG